ATTGCACAAATTCTAATTTGGGACAGAAACGCGAACCAAAATTACAACAAAAAACAGCAGAAATTCTAAGCACTAAAAACAATAGTGACGTCTTTATATATGGTCATTGTCATAAAAAATGTCTAACGAATTTCATGGACAAGTATATTTTGGGTGTCGGTTGCTTTGTGGCAGATACACCGTTTCAGGTAGAACGAGGAACGTTTGGTGATGTATGTGGTATGATTTTAAAGTACAACGCAGAAAATGGTAAAGTTGTTGCACTAGAACCGGAATTCTTTACCGCCGAGCAATTAGGAGGTTTAAAAATTAAAGATTTTTGACTTTTTTACGCGAACCAAAAAACTTATATAATAAACAGTAATAAGTACATGTATGTAAAACAAGGATGTGATTTAAAATGGGAAAAGGAAAAACGCACAGAATCAGGAAGAAGTCGCCACCTCCAGAAACAGAAAGGTGGTGCATTGCCTGCCAAAAAATGACCATTTGGAAATACAATAAGTCAATTGGTCATTCTAGGTGTACGGAATGCGGAAGTTCATTTTCTGCACGGACAGAAGTACCAGAAGAAAAGTTGTCAGAAGTTGCAACTAGGTTGATGCCGTGGTGTAACAATAATAGTAATAATAATAAAAGTGTTATAATGTGAATAGTAAAAAAAATATATTTTTTTTTGAAAAAAGTATTAATGTGATTTATTTTTCATGTGAGGTTCGACAAATGGGTATTTTGGTTGAAGAGCCGGCGATGCATCAGGAATTCCTTCTATAATATGGATTTCAAAACAATCCGTTTGGGTATTTGTGATCTCGTACATTAGTAATACCAATACAAATAGTTATTTATAAAGTTTTTGGTCGGATACACCAAAAAGTATTTATACAAAAAAGTATTAAGTTATAGTGTGAAGTGATATTATGGAAAACACAAAAACAACGGCTACTTTAAGTAGTGTAGGTATTCCCTTAATTTCGATATTATTGGGAATAGGTGCAATAGCGATTACCGAAAACATATATATTGGACTATCAGTATTTATAATATCGTTGATATATATGTTAACTGATGTAATTGGACTAATTCCATTTGTTGGAGTATTTGTACAATACCATGTACTAATTAATTATATAATGCCATTTATGACAAGTACCTTTATGGTACCACCGGAAGTAATGGTATTGTTGAGTATTGCTTTCTATTTGAGCATAATCTTTGGTGGATTGATTTGTGCGTTAACTACACTAATAACATTAGCTGGTATCTATACGGTAATAACCAATAGTTAATAATTTTAATTAGTTATCTTTATTTTTTTATATAGAGGCGTATAATGTTATATTGGGATTTAGATGGTGTTCTTAGGATACTCGGTAGCCATGTCCTTGGTTACGAACCAAAAAATTGGCACGACACATATAATGGTAAAACAATAATAGAACTTGTTAATGAGCATCCGGAATTGTGCGCGACGTGTCCTGAAAGTGAATATTTATCGATTGTCAATGAAAAACTAAGCAATATTATTATATTGACCAACCAGCTCGACGATTGGATACCCTTTACAGAAATTTGGCTACGTCGTCACATAAAAATTCCGTATGATGTGGTGTACACCAAAAGTGGCGAACATAAGTTAAAATATTTAAAAAAACATGATATTCTCATAGAAGATTTTCCCAATTTTTTTTCTTACGATAATATAGCACTAATAACAAGAAATTATAATAAGAAATTAGTAGTACCATTACGAATATCAAATACTATAGAATTTAATAATTTTATAACAAAATATATGAGATAGATATTATGGCAGTAAAAGGAAGCAAGATGAGTGAAGAAACAAAGAAAAAAATTTCTATTGCAAACAAAGGCAAAAAAAGAAAACCACAATCTCTTGAATCCATACAAAAACGAGTGGAAAGTAGGAAAGGATATAAACATAGTGAAGAAACTAAAAGAAAGATATCTGAAAGCAATAAAATTAGTTGTAATAAGTCAGAATTTAAAGCAAGATATATTGGTGATGCAAATCCAGCAAAACAACCTGGTGTTGGAGAGAAAATTTCTGTTGCCAAAACCGGTTGTAAATATAGTGATGAATCTAAAAAACATATTTCAGCTGCATTAACTGGTCGTAACCTTAGTGACGAGCATAAACAACATATATCAGAAGCATTAAGAAGAAGAACTCCTGAATTATATGAAAAAGTATCAGAAAAGATAAGTGGTCCAAACCATTGGAACTGGCAAGGCGGTATTTCAAAAGAAGTTTATTGCGAAAAGTGGACCCCAGAATTACGAAGACGTATAAGAGCATTCTTTGATTATAAATGTATTTTGTGTGGTAAGTCCGAAGAAGAAAATAATCAAGCACTTTCTTGCCATCATGTATACTATAACAAATCTGCTTGTTGTGATGACAATGACCGCATACACTTTGCAGCATTGTGCAGAAGTTGTCATGGAAAAACTGGTAAGAAAAACGATCATGATCGATGGAGTTATATTTTACAAAGAATAATAGAAGAAATTTATAATAATAAATCTTACTATACGAGAGAAGAATATATTAAAATATTGAGTTTATAATTATCACCTAAACGTACCATGTAGAATATCATCACTAATCGATCTTCGGAGATTAATAGATTCCCATGAAACCACTTGATTTATTTATGAAAATGACAAAAGGCAAGGAAGTTTTTTGCTGTCAAAAAATTAATGAGGATGGCAACCTTGTCGGAATATCAGGGACCGTAATCACTAGTGACGAAAATTATATAATTATTCGTGGCAAGGATTCGGTGCACCTTATCAATCTAAAAGACATTATAGAAATAGAACATATACCGAGTTTAGAAATTGCTTTTATCGAAGGAACATAAATGGATGAACAACGATTTTTAAAATGTAAAAGATGCGGACGTCGCTTATCGTCGCCAGAAAGCCAGACCATAGGCTACGGACCTATTTGTTTCCAGAAAATCCGTGAAGAAGAAAGTGTTCAATGTGATTTATTTGACTTTGAGGTGACGGCATGAACGTAGATATATATTTTATATATAATTGCATAATAATGATATTATCTGTTTCTGGCGCATTTCTTGCTTCTTCCGCAAGGCACAGACATCGTTTTTTTGGATATATTATCTGGTTGATCTCAAACGGTGCAATTGCACTAAATTTTTGGATTGATGGTAATTTGCCCATGACGTTGACATTTATTATATATGAAATTTTTAATATTCGTGGCGTATGGTCAAATACAAGCAACGAAATAAAAATAAAAATAAAGAAACGGTTTGGTTGTTAATGTTAGACTTCATACAACCTTTTTCCGACCAGCTTCTCATGATTTGTTCGCTGGTATTTACTATTTCGTTGGTACCACAAGTTTTATTCAATTATAAAAACAAAATTTGTGAAATAACTTATAAAACTTCTGTGTCCACTGCAATATTCATGGCTATAATTACTTTGGTTTACATAAGCAACGGATTTTGGTTGTCAACACTAACCGGCACGACCACTATGATCCTATGGTCAATTATGGCTATTCAAAAATACAAATACAGGAAATGATATTATGTTAGAAATAGATAAAATACATCAAGGGGATTGTTTAGAATTAATGCCTCTAATTCCCGATAAGTCAATTGATATGATTTTATGTGATTTGCCTTATGGAACTACACTATGTAAATGGGATACTGTTATACCTTTTGAAAATTTATGGAATAATTATAAAAGAATAATAAAAAACAACGGTGCGATAGTACTAAATTGTCAACAACCATTTACTAGTTTTCTAATAGTTTCTGGAATTGATATATTCCGATATACGTGGTGCTGGGATAAAAATTATCATCCGAATTATATGAATGCTAATAAAATGCATACAAAAGCATTTGAAGATATTGCAGTATTTTATAAAAGGCAACCAACTTATAATCCACAAAAATTTCAAGGCAAACCTTACATTGATACAAGAAAACCTAAAAATAGAATAGTTTCCGAAGTATATGGCGACATACCGTATGGTATAGGCAAAGATGTTTCCGACGGTATGCGAACACCAAATGGTATTATAAAAATATCTGGAAAATCCAATAAAAACGTTCATCCAACACAAAAACCAGTAGAACTATTTGAGTATTTAATTAAAACATATACTAATGAAAATGATTTAGTTCTCGATAATTGTATTGGTTCCGGTACAACTGCAATAGCTTGCATAAACACAAATAGACATTTTATAGGTATTGAGAAAGAACAAAAATATGTAGATATAGCAAATAAAAGAATAAAGGAAATGCCTATACCTCTAGAAAAATTTATAGGATGATAATCATGATCATCATAAACATTCTCGGATATTCTATAATAATAGTAAAAAGAAAGAAAATTACATATTACGAACACAATGACTATGTACACAATAATCGAGGTTTCTACGATAAAGAGACAAATACTTTTCCGGACTAGATGATATAATGATAATTAAAGATAAAACAAAATACGATAGGCGTCAAACAGCAAATGGTAGATTTTATTGTAAAAATAAAGATCCCGATTTGTTGTTTCCTTCTGTAACCAATATTATTGGCCAACAAAATAAGAGTACTTATAAATCTAGGGGACCGGGACCCAGCGCAAATATAGGAACCATCGTGCATCACAAAATATTACAACGATACACCAAAACCGTATTGCCTGTTTCATGTGACCCGATTTGGAATATCCCAAGATCTGAAGTCTATGGCAGAATAAATAGATGTATAAAAATGTGGAATGAATTAAATCTTAATATTTCGCCAATGATTGTAGAAACAGCATTATTTAATAATAATCCATCATATGCCGGAACATTAGATCTTTTAGGTAAAATAAGTTGCAGCAACGAATTATTAAAAATTCATTTCAGAACAGATTTATTCTTACTAGATATTAAAACTGGTCTACCTTATGATAGTCATGTTGTTCAGGCCGGAGCATATTGGCACGCACTAAGAAGAAAACCCAATGTAATATTTGTATACCTGGATAGTATTGTGGATAGAAATCCAGAACAAAAGGCAACCATTAAAATATTTAATAAGCATGAACTAGAAGAAGGTTATAACACATTTCTGGATTATTATGTTGAGTTTGAATATTAAAAATAAAGTTATAAAAATACCTTTATGCCAATTACCTTGTTGGCAATTTCTTTAGCTTTTTGATCCTTATCCTTAATCTTTTTTGCTTCAGCTTTCACTATTTCGTTGTACTTCATGCAATGTCACCTCAATTTCTACTAAACACATATACGTACTATTAGAATAAATAGTTTTTGGTTGGCTGTTCAACCGTAAGTTATATATTCTCGTAAGTACTATTAGTACTTGTTAAAAAGTGAGGTGACAAAAAATGGAAAGAGTTTGGGCACAATATGGCCGGAAAGCCAGAATTCCTGCCTACGTCAAAGAGGAATTACGTCTAGCTGGATTCACAATAAGATCCAGAAAGACCTGGTTAAACAAAACCCAGATTCGAGAAAATTGTGAACACATAACAGTCAAGAGGTGATTAAACATGAAAATAAATATTAACAACCATGAATTTAATTTTCCATGGGAAAAATCCACGACAAACAATGGATGGACGGAATTTAATGAATGGTGGATAAAAACTATTGATTCGGAGTACGAAGAAAGTGATGACGGTGAAGTAGTTGGCTATCCAACGATTCGGATAGAAACAAATCTACCACAATTAGTCGTAATTGGAGTGGAATATGGCGCCCGAATACAATTCGGTGCTGTAAAATCTGATGGGGTGTTTGAAGCTTTGTGGTATTGTGCACCATCTAACAAGCAATGGATGGAATTCATTAATGCTCTTCGAATAGCTGAACATCAATTTGTTCCTGCTAATTATTGCTTTGGTAATCCACGATGGTCTGAATAAGTAGATAAGACCAAAATCTTTTTATACTAGCATTACAATTACTTTTTATGCAAGACTTAATAAACTCCTTTTATAATTGTCCCATCGTAATGAAAGGCAATTACCCATGGGACATGGTGGCATTGATAGTGTTGAACCAAAAAGTATTTAAACAACTAAAACTAATACATAATTATGAAAATAACAACCGTTTTCTATAGCTTGCAGGGAGAAGGTCCCGCAGTTGGACGTCCTGCTATATTTGTTCGACTTGCTGGATGCAATAAAAATTGCTTGGATTGTGATGAAAAAAAGAAATATGGAAACAAATTCGAAGAAGTGGAATCGTCTTCAATCGTAAGTAGAGTTCAAAACTACTTAAAAACACATCCAAATAGTCGAATAATTTTTACCGGCGGCGAACCGTTACTTCAACCAACTGCCATTAACGAAATTATGGATGGCCTGCCCGGACAACTATTTGACATCGAAACAAATGGTACTATAAACAACCAGGAAGAATTATTTAAACGCTTCAACATAATGGTAATTAGCCCCAAAAAAGACTGCTTTACGTCGTCTAGAGACCGAAACGAATTTATAGAAAACTGGATGACCATTTCTAATAATGGCCGCAAAAACATTTACTTTAAGTTTGTGGTCGGTAATTTACCATGGACTTTCTTAGAGGCCGAGATCAAGGATGTGTTTGAGAACACGTCTTTAAGTCCTTCTAGGACCTGGTTAATGCCAGCGGGCGATAATGCTCAAAAACTTTCGATTTCAGGAAAAAACACCTGGAAGGTAGCATGTCGTCTTGGGACTAATTTTAGTGATAGATTACAGATACGAAACAATGGTTGATATCAAAGTCACCAAAACGTTTATATATGTCAACGACCCACGACTAAAGTCGTGGGCATGATCTAATGGCTGGATCATAGTAATCGTTAGACTAGACCACAAATCGCATTATGGGCTACAAGAACGGCAGAACGCTTCCCTAATTCTGCCCTCTTCCGGCTGCGCCAAATCCGAAGAGTTCTGTTGATCGGAACTCTAAGCCTGTCTTGCAAGGTCGAAGGGAAATTCAACCCAGGTTTAACCTGGAGGAGTAGAATATGCGCGTACCTGTACTCGATTCAAGGAAGAAACCGTTGATGCCAACCACTTCAGCCAAGGCTAGAATCCTTATCAAAACTGGTAAGGCGAAGCCTTATTGGAATAAGTTAGGCATCTTCTGTATCATCCTAACGAGAGAAGTTGAACCCGATAACCAGCAAATAGCAGTTGGAATTGACCCCGGATCATCATTCGAAGGTTGGTCTGTGGTCGGTACCAAAACAACCATCTTGAACGGCATGTCTGAGGCACCAACTTATATCAAGAAGGCTGTGGAAGTTCGCAGAACAATGCGTCGCGCACGGAGACACAGAAATCTTCGTAGGCGCGAAGCACGATTTGATAACAGATTGAGGAATAAGGCATCGCTGCCACCATCAACCTTAGCTAGGTGGAACGCGAAACTCAGGATATTGAATCAGTTGCTCAAGGTTCTGCCCATCTCAGACGTTATTGTGGAAGATGTTCAAGCCAAGTCCAAGAATAATTGTAAGAAGTGGAACCTGTGCTTCAGTCCGATTGAAGCCGGTAAGAACTGGTTCTACAACCAAATCAGGAACCTTGGTCTGAAGTTGCATCTCAAACAAGGATACGAAACCAAGACTCTTCGCGAGAAGTTTAACTTGAAAAAGTCTTCGCAGAAGAGTAAGCAAACGTTTGCGTCTCATGCAGTTGATGCGTGGGTATTAGCAGCAGATGTGGTTGGCGCGATTAAGCCAACCTGTTTGGAATTGATCTATTGGACGCCAATCAGGTTGCATAGAAGACAGTTACATAGGTTCGAACCAACAACAGGAGGATTGAGGTCGTCTTATGGCGGAACAAGGTCAATGGGATTGACCAGAGGAACGTTGGTCAAGCACATCAAGTATGGCTTGACCTACATAGGCGGAACTCTGAAGAACAGAGTTTCACTGCATAGCGTTAAGACAGGTAAAAGGGTGACACAGGGCGCAAAGATTCTGGATTGTCGGATCTTGACCAGGATATCCTGGCGGGGGTACGCTCCTCCCATGACTAAAGTCATGGGTTTCCGCTACCCCCTGCGCCCCCGCGAGGTTTCATGAAAAAACTATACGATAACACAATAGGATAACACAATAAATCATAATATTTTTAGTAGGAGTAATCATGAAAGCAGATGTTAAAAAATTAATAAATTTCCTTAATAAGGTACTCATCAAAGGTGACGCCATATCAGATGCAAAATTATCTTTCCGTGAAGATGGTTTATATGTAAATGCAAAAGATTTAACAAAGACTGGAGCTATCCAAGGAAAACTTGGTTTGTCTAGTTTTATGGAATATACACCAATGGAAGTTGCCATACACGATACTAGAAGATTGCTAAGTATATTAAGTAATATGTCTGGTGTTGTTGATATTAAAATAGAAAAAAATGCGTTACTATTGAATTCTAGTGGAGTACGTGCAGAACTTATCATGCCGCAAAAGGAATATCTACAATGTAGTTTGAGCGACGAAGAAACCGAAAAATTATTTGGCTTAAAAGAAAAATATGATGCAGGTTTTGACATCGATTCTGAATTGCTAGCAAAAAGTAGAAAGGGTTCACAAACGCTAAGTACGTCCAGTGTTGTTGCATCTGTGAAAGATAACTTATTTTCGTTACAATCCGGGGAAGAAAACTTTGACAAACTAGCATTTGAAATCGCTGTGTCATACAAAGATGTTTCTGCGAAATATGGTTCAACATTGCTAGAGTTTACCAATGTGATATCTGGTCAAGTAAACATCACATTTAACGACAATTATCCGATGTTTATTACCTCAGTTGATCAAGATAGTATTGTAACTTGGATGTTGGCACCAATTATACCAGAAGAGGATTAAATTTATTTTTTTTTTGGAGGAGTAATATTGACATTATTAGTTGAAAAATATCGTCCTGCCGTTCTAGAAGATATGGTTGGTCTAAACTTAAATTTTAATATAGATGATTCTATGCCACATTTGTTGTTATTTGGTCCTCCTGGTACCGGAAAAACTACATTGGCAAAAATAATAGTAAAAAAACTGAAATGTGATTATATAATTTTGAACAGTTCCGATGAAAGAGGAATAGATACAATTCGTGAAAAGGTAAAAACATTTGCATCAACACAAAGCAAAGACGAAAATATAAAAATATGTATACTAGATGAATGTGATGCATTAACTTCTGAGGCGCAAAATTCATTACGTAACTTAATGGAAACATATTCCAAGAACTGTAGATTTATTCTTACTTGTAATTATATAAATAAAGTTGTGGAACCTCTTCAGAGCAGATGTATTAAAATAGATTTTTATAATATAAAAAAGGAAGATATCGTAAATCGCCTAGAATTTATTTGTACACAAGAAAACATAGAATTCGAGAATTTGGCATTAGAAAAAATAGTGGAAAGAAATGGTTCTGATATACGTTCCGCTATTAATAAACTACAAGAACTAAAAGATGGCGTATTTGTTTCAAAATTACAAAATGAGACTATTGTTGCACAAAGAGTCTTTGATTTGTTGAAGAAAAAAGAATTTATATCTGCTAGACAGATTTATCTTGATAGCAATCCCGACAACGAACAATTCTTAAAAGATATATATGAAATAATATTTAATAGTTCGGAGTCACGGGAATACAAAAAGAATGCAATATTAGAAATTTGTGAAGCATACAAAAACCTGAAAGTTGGTTCTTGGCCACAGATCATAATTGAAGCCATGTTTCTAAAAATTATTTAGAGGTAGTATGCTAAATTCAATGAAATACCTAAAGTCTGGTAACTTAAAACTTGTTGATACTAAATTGATTTATCCGTTGGTTCGATGGTGTGCAGGATCCGAAAAGGATGTTGACTGGTGTAATACGGTCAACAAGTATTTATTTTATTGTGATTCAAAAATAATATCTGGTTTGTTGTATTTGGGACTTAAAGAAAAAAACCCGTTTATAAAATATCCCAAAGCATCAAAAATAACAGAAACGAAAGAATTCGAGTTGAAAAAAGCACTAGCCAAACGTTTCTATTTTTGGAGCGAACAAGAATTTCAACGCAACTTATCAAACATCGAGTATATCAATTGGGAAGAAGTTGCAATGGCTCTCGGATGCGACAAAAAGGAACGTAAGTTATTGGGTTTGCCGGAGATAAAACTCAAAAAGCAAGTAATAACACAAGAAAAAGTAGCAAAACCCAAAAAGACATTATTTGACTTTTGAGTGTTGATATAATATGAAAAAAAACTTATTTTATTTTGTTGGTATTGACGAAGAAATTGCTGACGACATATTAAAACCAGAAGATATTAAAAATTTTTCTGTTTTTACAGCAGAAGAAATAACAGAAAATACATTTAACTATTTTCGTGAAATTGGTTTTAAACCAAAAAAAATACCGTTGCATATTTGTAAACAAGAAATAAATCGTTTAAATAAAAATAATAATATTAATACATTACAACGAACAACATCCTGTTACGATGTTGCAGACTCATATCATCCGCAGAGAATGGAAGTTAGATGTAATAATCATTTTTCGCCAAAAGAAGGATTTTTTATAGACAAAAAACTATATAAGGCCATACAAAAAGATATTTTATTCGGTAAAATAATAAGAGAAAATATACCTGGTTTTTTGAACATCGTAAGTGGCGTGCAATCAGCTTCTAACTTCCGTCCCGGTTATGCATGTTATATATATAGAAAATATTGCAGAAAGAACGATACCGTATTGGATACCTCGATGGGATTTGGTGGTCGTTTGGTTGGTTTTATTGCATCTGGAATAAATGGTAAATATATTGGAATAGATCCAGCCAAAAAAACATACGAAGGAAATATTTTATTATATCAAGAACTTGGAAAAAATATTGAAACAACATTAATAAACAAGCCTTGCGAAGATGTACTATTGACAGAAATAGGTAATGTTGATCTTTGCTTTACATCACCACCATATTACAACAGAGAAATATATTCAGATGAAGATACACAAAGTTGTAATAGATATACTACACCTGAAAGCTGGCGAGATAATTTTTTGAAAAAAATGATAGAATTACAATATTCTTCATTAAATAATAATAAGTATAATATAATAAATATAAATGATATAAAAATAAATAAAAAAATTATACCGTTAGTTGCATGGACAAAAGAAATATCTGAAAATACAGGCTTTGAATATATCTGTACAGAAAAATACCAGCTAAACAGTAGGGTTGGCGATGGTAATAATGGCGATGTTGCATTTGAACCAGTATTGGTATTTAAAAAATGCGAATAATGTAGCGTAATCTATTTATTCTAGTAAGTATAATGTTTCGTTGTTGAAAATTTCCGGAGGGAAAAAATGAAAAACGAAACAAATTTGTCAATATGTACTTGCGGAAAGAAAATAGACTACGTCAAAACCAGAAAGCCCAATGGCAGAATGGGAGTAGTTGTTCTTCACGTGGACGACGAACCATATCCAGCAGATGGTACAATACCAGAAGTTTCTGATGAATATAAAAAATGGCTACGTGACTTATGCCATCAAACAACAGCTACCGAGAAGCCAGTTGTTCCAAAACAAAAACAACAAACAGAAATAATAACAACACCATTGCCAGAAACAGAACCAGAAGTTGATAATTCAGCAAAACCAAACAATAACGACAATAAAAAATTTTCTGTCGTTAGTAAATTCTTGAATCAAGGATTTGATGATATCGATAACGCAATGGAAATTATTTTAGAAAAAATACCAACAGCAGATTTTTCATTCTGGAATGAATCCACTGAAGCAACATGGATCGATGTTTTCGCTTCTAGCGATGATCATACTGTAGTTGGTAAAATTTTTGATGGTGATAATTAATGTCTTGTCTTGATCTAGAAACACTATTGGTTAATGTCAAAAAGACAAAAGAACATAAGTCCTTTGTCCAGAAATATGGAAAAGAGCAGAAGGCTATTGATTTTGATGTGGCCATAAAAAATCTAAATGCAAAATACGATACTTCATATTATCTAGAAAAGGAAAATAGTTCGTTTGCTATTTGTGGACACAGAGAACATGGTAATATTTCTAGACGTTCTGGTATTTTGGGAGAAACTGTTACTATGACTCTTGGCAGCAAAGAACTAGAAAAAGCCGGTCATGAAAACACTATCAAAATGATAGTAGATGACAGCAACAATTATATAGTAGTATCTTTGACCAGTATGAAAAATACCGGCATGCTTGATGATGTTACGCTTTCAAAACATCGAGGTGTTGTAAGAAATGATTCTGGGAGATTTTTCTATTCTTGGTCACTGGATGAACTATTCGAAAACGGTACAATACTATATCATAATATAAATAATAATAATAATTAATCTATTTTTTAATTACTTTTATTGATTATTTCTTGTCCTGATTCAACGACCGAAAACTATTTATTCTCACGACACCTATTACGTATTGTTAAGAAACACGAAATAGGAGTTGATGAATTATGGCTAGATACCAGAGAACAAAAATTTGGCACATAGGAAATAAGTGGAACGCACAGAAAGACAACAATGAAGGCATCGTAACTTCCGGAAAGACTCCAGAAGAAGCAATAGAAAAACTTCATGAAGAATATCCTGTCTTGGCTATGTGCGAAATCATATATGATTCCAAGAAATGTGTCAAAAATGTAGACAAGATAAATGTTTGCCCAGTATGCGGGAAACATGTATCGTACTACAAAATAAAGAAAGACAACAACCATAAAGGTGTAGCAGTGTTCCACGATGACGACATAGTCCCAGAAGACGCTATAAAAACCGAAAAAATTACAACAGAATACAAAAAGTGGCTACTTGCGAAATTTCACCACGATATTCCACAGTAACTTTATTTTTTTCCCTCTAACCAAAACCTTTTTATAGTAAAACTTCGTATTCAATATAATTAGTTGAAATAACTTTTAGGTGATGCAATTTGACATTAAAAAGACGTTTTAGTGCTCCAGAAATAACGACACAAATGAAAGTTTGCCCCATTCCATTTCGTTTTGACCCATATTGCGGATGTGCGCATGGTTGCAAATATTGCTTCGGGAGAAATTTAGTAGAATTTAGCAGAAGAAATTGTGACCAAAATAAATTTTCATACATCGAAGGAAACAACCCGGAAAGTTTTCGCAGATGGTTCGAAAAGAGGATAAATGCCGAAGAATATGATTATGCTCATGCAGAAAGTGTAGCAATAAAGGAACGAATACCACTAAAAATAGGGACAACATCAGACCCATTCCCACCAATGGAACCAGAAGAACGTATAACATATGATATCCTAAAAATATTACATGAATATGATTATCCAGTACAAATACTAACTAAAAATCCAGGTATACTTGCTGATTATATTTCCGATTTCGATAATCCCAATTGGTCTATTGCCTGTAGTTTAATATCAATGGACGAAAAAATGATACGAGGCATAGAACCTGGTGCTCCTCTTCCAAAAGAACGATTAGCTTCTATCAGGAAAATAACCGACATGGGATATCACGCCATGGTAAAAGTTCAACCTGCAATACTTCCAAGAATAATAGACGATTTACCAGATCTCATAAAAAATGTTTCTGATTCTGGAGCATGGGCATTCAATACAGAAGGTCTCAAAGTCCGCATAACAATGAAAAAAGAAGAAAGAGATTTATTTCAAGAAATGACACCGTTCGTGGGTTATGATGTAAGAAGTTTTTATAAACAACATTTCAGACGTACTGATTCTGATTATGAACCTCAAACAAACGAACGCATGCGATATATAGAACTTGCGGTTGAATTAGCAAAACAATATAATTTGAAATATTTTGTAGCTGACAACGGCTGCGGTCGTATTGGTGATGGTCCAGAATGTTGTGGCACACAATGCTTACACGATTACAAGATATGGGGAGAATGTGATCGAGCCAAGTTTTTTGATCCAGTAGACTACGTATCAAAAGAATTAGGAAAATCAACATATCGTATACATTTTGCAAAAGCTGGTGTTGATCGCAGAACCAAATTATACGATCATGTCAAAACAGAAAAAACCTTATTTGAATTTACGAAGTGATTTATATGTTTCAAGGTGTACAGGAATTAGCTGATTATAGAAAAAATGGAAAATTGCTTTCCCGAAAAGAAGCGATGGCTGCTTTTTGCGCTGACTGCATGAATGAATACGCTGATGGTAGAGCAGACTGCAAAAACCACAGATGTCCTATGTACCAGTATATGCCATATAGAAAAGAAAAGGTTGTTATATCTACATCGGAATAATTTACATGACAATATTAAGAAATAATACACCCATCGAACAATATATCATAACCGGACGAACCATCAACGTCAAGAGGGAAGACTTGGCCACAAGTTGGCCAGCTCCTTCTCTTGCTAAATTACGAGGTTGTCTTAAACGGTTAGAAAAAGTCAAAGCTGACGGATATACCAAAATTGGTGTATTAGATACTAGAATAAGTAAGAGTGGCTGGGGAGTTGCATACTTAGCTAAAGAACTTGGCGATTTAGAAGTCCATGCGTATTTTCCAGCAATAAAGGCAGATAATGGAAAATTGCATCAGCAACAAAAAATGTCCCAGCAACTTGGCGCAATTTTGCATCCCATGAAAGGAGGAAGAACGGCAGTATTATATTCACAAGCCAAAAAAGAAATAATCGCTTCTGGTGGCTATATGATGCCCATGGGATTAACTGTCGAAGAATCAGTAAATGCGATAGCAGAAGAAGCAAGTACAATACCGTCACAATTTTTGGGAGGAGACCTAGTAGTTTGTACAGGCAGTTGCATGACACTAAGTGGTATTACCGTTGCACTAGCTCCGAAATTAAATAAAATATACGGTATATCTGCTGGTATGAATACTGCAAAACAAGAAAAGAGATGTGGTGTTGCTGGAGTACAATTACCTACTAATGTTGAACTAATTTTGCCGCCAGGTATAGACTATTATTCCCAAGAAACAATAGAAACGCCATTTCCATCTTCGATATATTATGACAAAAAGGCATGGCGTTGGCTAACAGAAAATTTGGACAAACTGCAGGATCCTGTGATTTTTTGGAACATTGGAGTATAACATGATATATAACAACATTTTTAATAAAATAGGCAATACTCCAATTGTACGCATAAACAAATTAGCAAAAGGTAATAATATATTTGCAAAATTAGAAATGTTTAATCCTTCTGGCAGCATAAAAGACAGAATAGTTTTTGCTATGATATCAAAAATGATAGAACAACACAAAATAAAAAACAACACCATTTTCATAGAACCAACCAGCGGCAACACTGGTATTTCATTAGCAGCAATATGTTCTTGTCTTGGCTACAAAGCCACAATCGTTATGCCAGAAAATTGTTCTGATGAACGCAAGGCATTAATACGATCATATGGTGCAAATTTGATTTTTACAGATAGCAAATATGGTATGCAAGGAGCTATAGAAAAAGTACAAAAATTGCTACAAAAAAACGATAATTATATTTTACTGGATCAATTCAATAATAATATAAATAAAAAAGTACACGAAGAAACAACAGCCAATGAAATACTTCAAGATACAGATGGTAACATTGATTTTTTTGTAGCAGGTTATGGAACAGGAGGTACTATTGCTGGGATATCAAAAACATTAAAAAACTATAATAACGATATAAAGATTATTGGAATATCACCAAAGACGAAGTTAGACAATATACCAGGACTTGGCGCCAACATTGTACTACCACTGTTAGATAATAATACGCTAGATGAAATTATTCTTGTTTCTGAAAAAGATGCCATTTGTACGAAACAACAATTGGCCACAGAAGAAGGTATATTTGCCGGAATATCGAGTGGCGCTGCAATGTATGGATCATTACATATTGCTAATAGAAAAGAAAATACGGGAAAAAACATCATAACATTGTTTCCAGACTCAGGTAATCGTTATATGAATATTATATAATTATAATATAATAAAAGAGGTTACATGAAGTTTATACAGAACATTAAGGATGATATTCAGGTAGTATTTAAAAAAGATCCTGCTGCAAAAACAACATTAGAAATATTAACTTGCTATCCGGGTTTACATGCAATATGGTTACATCGCATAGCCCACAAATTTTGGAACAATAAACATTTTTTGACAGCAAGAATAATTTCAAATATATCCAGGACAATTACCAATATAGAAATACATCCGGCAGCGATTATTGGCAATAATGTTTTTATCGATCATGGAAGCGGCGTCGTTATCGGCGAAACTTCAGAAATTGGCGACAACTGTCTCATGTATCAGGGTGTGGTACTTGGGGGGATTAGCCACAATACAGGAAAACGACACCCAACGTTAGGCAAAAATGTAGTAGTTGGTGCTGGTGCAATATTACTAGGACCAATAATAGTTGGCGACAATTCTAGAATAGGTGCTGGTTCTGTTCTATTAAAAAATGTTAAATCAAATACAACAGTCGTCGGTGTTCCTGCAAATGAAACTAGAAATTGTTCAGATGATTTAAATCACTCAGAAATAGGAGATCCCATATACGAAAAAATATCAGAATTGGAAAATAGAATACAGGTTCTAGAACAACAAACGAATAGATGATGAATACTGCAAATATAATGTAACATATTTTATTTTTATGACACACTTTCAAGAAGTATCAAATTCCGCAAGTGGCTGGAATTATGCAACAAATTATATATATTATAATGGTAATAATGTCATTACAGAAGATCATAAACATACCAAAGAAGTCCAAAATCTTATAATGGAAATTAAAAATCCATTAGTTGGTTTCCCTATTAAAAATTCTGGATGGGACATAAATGCCCTTAATGTATATGCGGAACAATTATTGGACTTTTCGTATGATTGCAAGGGCTTCGACTATACCTACAACGAAAGAATGTCACGTCAAATATACTATATCACGAAACTCCTTAAAGAACACCCTACGACGCGACGAGCAACTGCCTACTTATGGTTACCGGAAAAAGACTTAGAAACCAATATGCACCATCCATGTCAGATTGTTGCAGACTACAAACTACGATTAGGCAAATTATACGCTACCCATTTCTTTAGAAGTCACGACATACTACAAGCCTGGCCAACAAATGTATACGGCCTAGCTAAACTTCAAGAAAAAATATGTGGTGAGTTGGAAGTGGTTCCTGGTTCACTTACTACGTTTTCGGCTAGTGCCCACATCTACATTGACTAACCAAAACATATAAATACAAAAACACCTAACTACATAACATGGAGATTCAAGTATTGGGTCCTGATTCAGAAAAATTGTGTTATTATTATGTACCCGATTTACCAGATGTTCTTGTAATTGCAAATGAATGTTCAGAAAGAACATTTAATGATAACGACAGACATCAAATATTATATTGCATAAAACACAATGAAAACTACGAAATACCAAAACACTTTCATTCTATGGATTATTTTGTAGGTGCAATCTTAGAACCAGATTGGGGATGGGTTGGTAACGGTATTCGAAGAAGATATACCAGAATGATGGAACCAGCGGATTATAAGTGTTGGTACAAAAGTGGAACATTGTCTGATATTCCCAAAAACCTATCCATATTAATGGAAGTATATAAAAAGAACATAACGTCTGGCAGTAATTAAAATGTCTAAAATTATCAGGTTAGGTCCAACAAGTGACAATGTCACATATTACCTACCAGTTGAATTACCCGATGTATTTGCATTACATAACAACGAAATAGTATTATATTGCATAAAATGTGATCCTGAAACACACAAAATCCCGGAATGTTTATGCAACTTAAAAACAAGATTTGTTGATGATCCATTAGATCAATTATGGGGTTGGTATTCAGATACAAATTTTACACCAAAAATTTATCCTACAACGAATGTTCCTACTGACTGCAAGTGTCGATTTCGATTTCAGTCAATAGATATCATGTATCAAAATATGACTACACTAGTCGAAACATACAAAGAACGGTACTCTCATGTCGGACTTCAATGAATGGCCAATTATTTACCAAGGAAATTATAGTAAATTCCTGGACACTTATATAATTCCTCCAATAGCCGTTTACATGAAGTACATTAAAACAATTCGGCGTTATGGTAAAGTCCACATGAACATAATAGACTTTGAATCAAACCAAATCTCCAAATACTTCGATATCATAAAAACACCACATAACGTTAAAGTAATAACTAACGATAATACCGTCCTGGAATTTCCAGATATATATAGTGCCTGGGACTTCTATCAAAACCTTTTAGAATCACAACTCAAATAATTGTTTTCAACCAAAAACTTTATATACTAGAATAATAAAACAATAATATATAATAGTGTTTTGGTGACTTTTTTTGAAATCCGATCGTAATCATTGTTATATATGTGGTATAGAATTATCTGAAGATAATGCGTATAGTCGCAAGGATACTGTCAACAAATTACATTCGTTATGTAAATATCACTATATAGAACAACAAAAGATACGCAACCGCCAATACGTAAAACCCAAAAAACCTATATTTTTAGTGATAAGTATTTGCGGAAAAAAACGAAAAATTTTCTTTAAAACCAAAGAAGAAAAAGAAAACTATATTCGCGAACGGAAAACCATACAGAAATTTAGTAATCATCCCATAATGACAAGTTCGTGTGTGGGATGTACAGAAGATTTTGGAACCGGAGCAGACCTATGTTGCGACGAATGTGGTAGTTTGCTCCGATATAACGATATGGGCGAATTACAATGCGAAAATTGTGACCTTGTTTCTACCGAAATTTTATTACCTTCTATAACCGATCGCGAATTTTATTATGATAAAAAAATGTTATATGACAAAAGAACCGTTTCACAGCAGGACTGGTTCTGGCTAGATCAAATGTCAGGTTCGGCATTTGATGTTTTTTACCAAAAAGCATATTCAAAAAAACTAAAACAATAAATATATACATTGAGGATAAGAAAATGACTGAAGTTACACAAGAAGATCTGGAAACTCTAAAGTCTGAACTAAATGAAATTATCGAAACACGCCTTGATTCTTTCATTGATGAATTTGTAGCAACCTGGAACGAACTAGAAAACAAAGAAACAGAATCTGAATCTGAAGATTGTTGTTCTTGTGAATGTGAAAATACAGAAACCGAAAGCCCTGCCAAGTACATAATTTTTGCGGGCGGCAATAAGTTTTTCGCAACCGATATAAAACCAAATGCATTAGTTGGCATTGACTTCTATCTTCACGAAGTCGATCCTACAACCGGAAAAGAATATAATTCTCAAGGAACCATTACAAATGCTGACGTAGTTATATTGGATCTGCAACCCGAAATGGATCTAGAAACATTTTCATCCATCAAAAGAAACACCATTGACTACGCTATTAAACAGGCCGAAGAAGCTCATGCAAAAGCAAAAGCTGTAAAAGCCGAAAATTCCAAAATCCCGATCGATGCTAACCACATCTCATATGGATAATAAAAACTACCGGTGATTCTATTAAATGACTAATAACTTTTTTAGTCGGACCCAGCTAGATAAATATGCTCTGGACGACGATACCAGATTTTGGATTGAACTATATGAAACAATAGAACTCAATCCAATAAGGGAGTTCAAAAATGTCATAATTGAAACCCCATATGAAAATAAGATTTCGCTAGACCTAGATACTAGAATAAAAGCCATAATCGAATTACTTGGTTCAAAAAAGTCCAACAAATTCTACATTATGGGAATGGCAAATAAACTCCGGAATAAATGTATTAAGGAAAACCGATATGACTTAATAGAAATGTTAGATAAAGAAATTGTAAGAAGGCGAAAAGAATATGAAGATAGTCACCCTGGAACTATACTTGTGTGGTGAATGTGTCAAGGAAAAAAAGTTAACGGACTTAGAAAGTTCCGTTGCTTTTTTGAATCGCGCAATTCCGGAAAAATGTTTTTTTGATTTATATGTAGACGTTAATGATGAAGATGTACCTTGCTGGCAAGAATCCTTTGTACTGCAAGGCTGCCAAAACAAACAGGAAGCACTACAACTAGTAACAAAATTATACAAAAACAAATTTTTATAATATTTTTGGTGAATCATAATGGCAACCCCATGCGTAATAACTGAAGAAGCAAAACAATACATCATTGACCATTGTACTCTTACATCAAAAGAAATAAAAGAAATTTTATCAAAAGAATACGACGTCGACGTATCAGAAGTAGCCATCTGGAAACATTTGAAAGCAGCCCGTGAAAAAGCCGAAGAAGCCACCCGGACCGCCGATGCTCACTTAAGCGCAACTATAGCAGAACGAGTAAACCAATATTCTCCACGAATACTTGGCCGGTACGAACAGGAATTGGAACGTATAGAATCCGTGTTGGACGGCAGTAACAACGAATTTGTGCTTCCAATTGGAGACGACGGCACACGAGACAAATTCTGGTATGAAAAATACTTACGTCTGTACAATGAGACCAGCAAAATTTATTTGTCGCTGCGCCCCCCGATACAAACGATCCGAATAGAAAGTGCAATTGATCCTGATGTAGCTGCTATAGAATCATGGACAGACGAACAAATAAAAGCATTTGAAAATTTTAAAAAATCTCTTGATAAACAAAATTCGGAGTCCTCATGAAAAAACTAATATCCATAATTATTTTATTTATGCTAACTACGTTAACCGTAGTTGGAATGAACGACGACCTTTTGAACATGAAATTTCCCGACATGCCAGAAATCGACATGCCAGGAACAGAAACTGAAACAGATTGTGAATGTACATGCAAAGATGGATGTACGTGTACATGTACTTGCGATTGCGAACCACAACCTATCATAAATGAAGATATTGGAACAGAAGATCCAAAAGTATCGCCATATGTTCCAGACACCACATCATTAGACAATTACGACGTATCAATATATACCGAAAACGACTATATTATTGCAAAAACGTCTAGCCGCCAATTAGGAAAGGTCTCTGTTGGTTCTGATGCAGTAGACTTATTCAAAAAAGCCATTGATGCAGTACCTGATGGCGGAAGCCTATACATAGATTCCGGAAAGTACCTTTTATCAGCAAAACATAAATTTGCATTGAATCCAGATGGAAGTAACATATTTTATACGTGTTTGCCAGTACTCGACAAAAGTATGCACATTTATGGTGCCGGTGAAGACAAAACCATACTCCAGATGATGCCCGGTCAAAGAAGTCCGGATCGTCATGTCGCAATGATGTTGATACGTGCAACAAAAGCATACGATCTCGGTTATGAAGACTTTGAAGTGGCGTATCTAACTCTCGACGGTAATCGAGCAGCCCAAACAGATGGTCAGCCTCATGACGGTGAAGGCCTCATCTTAGTAGGTTCTCTCCGAACAAATGGAAATTACCACGACCTGAAATTCATTAATTCTTGGGGCTCAGGAATATACCTCGGAAACAATGGATCCGGTAGTGGAACAGACGAAATCGTATCCAACATATATTCTGAAAATTGTGGTGCTGAAGCAATCATACTAGATACATGCCATAACAGTCAGGTTCGAGATTCTGAATCCTGGAATTGCAGAGAAGGTCTTGTACTATATGGCAACGATGACTTCCGTGAACGGTCACAAGACGGCATTACAGCATCCAACATACGAACCGATAGCCAGGTAACCGTATGGCAAGTTAATGACTTCATAATAGAAAACCTCAACATGGACTGCACAAAAACCACAGGATCATACGGATTCATGGTACGAGACGGCACAGGTACCATCAAGGATTCTACACTAAAAAGCAATAAGAACCGCCATGATTCTACTGGTGGCGCAACCTACCTAATCGAACAAGCCCATGTAACTTTCGATAATTGTATTGTCGAAGGCTATTACGGAATTCACGCAATTGGACAATCTTACGCCGAAGTCACAAATTGTAAATTAGTTACTACCGGCGGCTGTTATGTTACAGTGGATCCATTCGATCCAGTATCCAGTACCATAAAAGTATCCAATAGTGAGTGTTCCGGAAAAAAGTCAGATATTCAAGCAGGATCGAATCTAATTGAAATTTGATCCATATATTTTTTAATACATTGTTTGGAGGTGACGTATTTGTGGTCCTATATGGACCTAAATAAAAAATATATAAAAACATTTTTATATATTTTTTTCCATAACCAAAAACTATTAATACCAAAAACACCCCACTTAATACTATGACTAAATTCAACGAAATCTTTGTTAACAATGAAAACGAAAACACAATATCGATTTTTAACAAATTATCAGAATGCCCAAAAAGTATGATTTTGGTGGAAATTGGTAATACTAAACGTGCTTTTATGCACGATAAAAATGTTTGTCATTGGCTAGGAATGGTAGTAAAGCAAAATGACAAATTCGTACTAAATGAAACATCATTTGGAGCAAGTAGTTTTGCTATCAGCAATCACATATGCTATAACATGGTAGATAACATAACAGCTGCTGACTTAATTAAATACATAAACAAAAGTCAAAATGATTTAGTACATCGCTATTGCCGATTTTTCCTAATAGACAATCTAATAGAATTAAGGGATTTCTTGGTAGAAAAAACACAACCATAACACCACAACCATAACATTTATATACTAGTAAGTACTAGTATATATTGGTAAAATAAGGATACGACAAAACCGAACTCATACTTGTTCGGACTTAAATAAATGGTAGATCCCTCATTTAACTTTAACGTATCCTTATTTTCCTTCCTGTGATCCGGGGGCCTGACGGAGGCAGAGAACGCCTCTATCATGTACGATTATTCCCTGGTGGACGGCAAGATCATCCGGAGCCTGAACATCCCCACGATCGAGCCTGCCCCCGAGACGGTCCCGGTGAACGAGACCCAACCTGAAAAAGTAGCACCCGCAGCCCGAAAAGAACGGGCTGCCAAATCTTATTGAGGAGATCGAAAAATGAGATACATATTCCTACTGATCGCGATTTTCGCGATATTTGGTATAGCCGTTTCCGCTGCGGCGGAACTCAAGAACACCGTCACTGCTTCTGCAGTGGACGGATCTGGAGCTAACGTTAGCAGCAGTGCGGACGCCGCCATCATAATCAACGAGACCGCTTCTGGTATCTTGCTGAAAGACGTGGAGAAGAAGGCCTACAAGCCCGGGGAGATGGCCAATTACACATTCAGACTATCCAATACTGGAACTGCCAGGCTTACCGACATCAGGGTAGTCGATGACCTGCTAGGCCCCATAACCATGAGCACTACTGCAGTGGGACCCGGCGAGTTCGCAGAAGGAACTGCCCAGATGAAGGTTACTGAGAGCATGCTTCCCGGCCCGGTAATCAACTACGCGGTGGCTACTATGAACGGTGCAGGCGAATCGCTGAGCTTGAATGCCAGCGCGGTATTTGAGATCGACGCCATACCGGAGATCCTGATCACCAAGCTCACGGACGTAAGCTCTGCTGATATTGGGAAAGAGGTAGTTTATACCTTCACCATCGAGAATACCGGCAGCCGGACCCTGTACAATGTCGAGGCAGTGGACGATAAGCTGGGGGAGATCGCCCTTCCGAAGACCACCATGGCACCTGGCGAGAAGATGGTGGTCACAAAAAACCATGTGGTAACCATTGAGGATATCGAGGCATAGGTATGGCTGAGCCGGACGCCATTATCATGTCTATCGGCATGCTGCTAGGCTTCTGACTCATTCTTTTTTTATTATTTTACATATTCTGGCCGAGACGATGACTACCAGCTTCCAGAAAGCTCTGGCTGTCCTAGCCAGCGTAGCGTCCGTGCTCGCCGGCATCGTTACGATAGCACCATATAAATTCCCTGTACCCTTGAAAAACTCGGATAAGCTCAGCAGGGAAGGATGAAATAAAAGGGTATGAGAATAAGTTCATTATCACCCTTGGGCTAAGGGGAAGAGCTTGTGGAGATGCATCACAAGATGATCAATGAAGCAAGAACCAAAGCCACATAAAAAGGGAATATCTATGAAAAAGTGTACTAAATGTAAAGTTAAGATTCCGGAACACGGACCAGCAATGTGCCCAAGTTGCATAAAAAAGGAACTCGAACGCATATCCGAACAAAAACTATAAAATACTTTAAAACTTATATTTTTTAGCCTGGTACCATAAATGTCCAGAACTTATAGAATCTACAACAGAAACACAAAATTCCCAAAATTTTCTAAATATCGTAAGTACAACCCTTTTTGGTATACCCACGACAATACCAAAGAACGCCGACAATCTAACCAAGACTTTCGATATCGCGAAAAAATCTATTTTAAAAAATATCATGAAACCTTAATAAAAAATAAAGACCGAGGATGGAGAACGTGGTAAGAAAAACACCATACAATTACGTTTTAGATGAAATCACCCAGTTGGAAGAAATCATTAAAGATCTTCCGCCAACAGAAAGAACTCACATGGAAAAGCAGAAAAACAAAATAGCTAAAGAATTATCAAAATTGCAGAGAGGCAAATAAAAATGACAAAACATAATAAAACAGAAAAAACCGAACAGGAAGAAAATAATCCTGAAACTCCCAGTCCCGATATTAGTGGCCCGGACACCGAACCAAAACTTCTATTTAAGTTCGAAGACTTTTCAATAACTGTCCTTAATGACACTTATACTATTTCCAAGGAATACAGCGGCATAAGTGATTCTTGCTATGCCATGGTTGCTGTTGGCCGCGAAAAAAATTGGACTCTCCTTAATGAAAAAGGCCAAATCATAGACATGGAAACAATCCACGGAAATAGGCCGTTCTTTTGGCAAGGCAGACTTTCTCCTGGAACCTACACTTTAAAAACCGGTCGCGGCAGTGACGTTTCGTTCCATAGAATACCTGGACGCCACTTCAATTTAGTATTTTCGGTGTAAACATGTTCAAAGAAGACATACCAGAACTTAGCATGACAAAAGAAGAACTATACAGTATTCTTGAACAATTAATAGATAAAAAAACATCCATGTTAACTGCATTAACACAAGTTGATGTCGACATATGTTTTATTGTGTCCATGATTGCAATAAAATTATCCACAAACAAATGCACATGTAATATTGAGTCGGAATCAGAACCAAAGCCCTATGAAGTATCCAATCACAATAAGAAAATATTGTCTGACGTAATGTCCGGTAACATACAATAATACAATAAAGTGATACCATGAAAATTTTTTTAAAGTGTCCTGCTTGTCATAACGAAACAGTAGTTTCTGTAGAAAAAATGCTTTCCGGGAAAAAGCTTATGGAGCATCTAAAAGACTACCAAATATGTGATATCTGTGAAAAAAACAAACTTGGAAAAATATACCTGGATGTAATAAAATTTGATTGGGAATCGAGTTTAGAAACTAGCCGAAAAAAAGTTTAATTTTGAATATTTTCGTCGTGCCACAAACCATATTCTTGGTAATTATCAAATACTATAAAATACGTATAAGTGTTTCTCGCTATTGTACATTTTGTAGCCAAACACCTAAATAAGTTTTGATAATTTTCCATGTCTTCCGGATAATCTACAGTATGTAACGTCACTACTGGATATGTAACTTTATCGTTTGCTATTTGATACAAAAATTTACTATCACTACCTAATAAGTAATACGTAGTGCTATAATATGTGTCACTTTCTTGTCTTTCGTCAACTACCACAATTATCTTATTGTCAAAATCAATATCCGGAAGTATTGGAATTACCCCGTCTTTGCCTGGCCTAATTTCAATCATTATCAATCACCACACGGTAACGGTCTTTGCTTTCCATTCCATATATTCATATACGTTATCAAATATAATAAAATGGGTGGTTGCCCGTAATGGTTTATATTTTGAACCCAATATTCTAAACAAATTTTGATAATCACTTAATTCGGTTTGACATAATTCCACATGAACATTTACAGTGGTCATAGATGGAATGTGATAAAGTACTTTGCTTTGGTTTTCTAAAAGAAAATACGACACTGATAATCTTTCCTCGTTATATTCGTCAACAACTACAATAATTTTACTATCAAGATCATCATTAATTATCGGGAATACGCCATTTGCATCAGGCTTTATCGTTTTCAACACTCATCACCAAGTTTACATTAAACTTTCTAGTATTAATATCCTTTGGTTACGTTACCATGACAAAAAAGAAAATTGAAAATCCCCTTCCTGTATTGAAGTCACCTATTTTAACGCCAAGTGGTGACATTGCTCCTTGGTTACTCGGAGAAAGAGGTGACAATGCTGTCCGGAAAGCTAAGGCTCGACGACACTTATTGGATTTCACGTTATATACCAAAAATGATTATAGTGTCAACTGGCACCACAAGATCATATGCGATTATTTGGAACGTTGGGCATTTGGCGACATAAAACGACTTATGATTTTCCTTCCCCCTGGATCTGGTAAGTCTGAATTAGTTTCTAGAAGACTGCCCGCCTGGATTTTCGGTAAGAATCCCGATATCGGCATAATGGCCACAAGTTATTCTGCTTCACTTGCTTCCGACATGAATAGAGACGTTCAGCGAATTATAGACGATGATTCATATCGCGAACTTTTTCCTGAAACTTCACTATCTGGCAAAAACGTAAGAACAACCGGATCATACCAACGCAATACCGAAAATTTTGAAATTGTAAATCATATTGGATATTATAAGTGCGCTGGTGTTGGTGGTTCCATTACTGGTAAAAGATTTTTCTACGGAATCATTGATGATCCAGTAAGGGGCAGAAAAGACGCAGAATCAGAGACCATCCGAAACGGCATATATAATTGGTATAAGGATGATTTTTATACTAGACGCCTTAATATGGACGCCCGTATATTAATTACACAAACTCGATGGCACGAAGACGATCTTTCTGGTCGACTCCTTGCATTAGCAGCATCTAATCCAAAAGCAGAACAATGGACCGTCCTAAAATTTCCAATGATTGCAGAATATCCATTGGAATTACAAGATCCACGAAAAGTTGGCGAAGCGTTATGGCCCGAACGTTTCGGAACCACAGAAGAACTGGAATCAACTAAAATTAGCGCAGGTTCTTATACGTGGGCGTCACTTTATCAACAACATCCCAGTCCGTCAGGTGGCGCTATATTCAATAGAGGATGGTGGGGAATACCTGGTGACATTGATCCAACCCATAAAAATCAATTTTATATCCAAAAACCAAAAGACCTTGAACACCATATGGACATCATAATACAATCTTGGGATTGCACTTTCAAAGATACAGCAGATACCGACTATGTTGTCGGACAAGTTTGGGGAAGAAAAAATTCTGACTTTTACTTACTCGACCAAGTTCGTGCGCAGATGGATATAATTGCCACTATGCAAAACATTACAACTCTTTCAACAAAATGGCCAACATCTTCCGCAAAACTTATAGAAGATAAGGCTAACGGTCCTGCAGTAATAACCATGTTGAAAAGATCGGTGCCAGGTTTGATCCCAGTTGAACCACAGGGCGGTAAAGTAGTAAGGGCACGAGCAGTTACACCTTATGTAGAAGCCGGAAATGTATGGCTACCGATGCCGCAAAACGCCGACTGGATCCACGATTTTCTAGAAGAAGTTGCATCTTTTCCTGTTGGAAAAAACGACGATCAAGTGGATAGTATGACACAAGCCTTGTTTTATTTATCGACTTTTACTAATAACGCTGCTGTACCGACTAGAATTCCAAAAAGAATTATAAGGACTGGAGGCGGTTGGACAGGGTAACACAATTTTATTTTATTTTTTATATTAACACATCCCGAAGTTCTGACATTTTTTCTATAATATAAAAAGTATATTCATATCTACTTCCAATAGAATTAGTGTAACACTCCGTAAGAATATCCAGAACTGTTTTTCCAGTAAGCCCCCATATGTGTATATCATCGTTGTCTCTATCTATTGAACCGCCTTTTATTTCATAATCATTCAGTGAATTTTTTTGTACTATTCCATAATAATTTTCATTGTATGGGGTATTTACGTGAACCAACACTATTTTATCACCCAGATTTTCTAAGTCATATATTTTTTCCTGTGGGTTCTTAAATGTTATCATTGTGATACCTTCCAACTATTGTTTTTAATTTCATTTAAATTTTGGTATAGTTCCTGCATTGTTTCTGATATATAAAATGTAACATCACAAGATTTTTCAAATAATGCATAGGTGTAACTTATTGCTTTTTCTAATTCGACATAATTAAAACAATTATGTATTTCCATAATATCTATTTCTTTTACATCGTTAAGCGCATTTTTATTTATATGATCAACATGCATTACTTTCCAATAAACATTACTACCAGCATAAATCATCATTCCACAAAAACTCATTTTAACATACTTGTGTTTAACATGAACTATAATAAATACATTATCAAAGTCAAACTTTGTTAAACACGGATCAGTGGGACTACTAAACTTATACATAATTAACTCCCATTACGTTTATTAAATCTTCTAGGTTATTTATTATGTAAAATTCTATTTTGTGATTAAAAGTAGAACTTGTATTATAGAATCTTTTTATTGCCGAAATCTTACTTGGCGAAGTTCCCCATTTGTATATATACGTTTTTCCTCCTTTCCATCTATAAAATCCAGCACTTACTTTGCATAAAAACATAACATATGGTTGTATTGCACTTAAATATAATTTTGCAACAATAAATTCACTATCATCGTTTTCATTAACGTGAAATACTTTATTGGGACTATTAAATACCTGCAAATCTAGCACCACCAAACAACTCAAAAATCACTAAACAGCACCATATAAATATTAATGCGTACACCACAATTTCACGGTAATGCGTTTCATGTCCATAGTATATAAATTTCACTATTTCCTTTGATTTATTTGTATCACATACAAAAAACTTACATGGACTACGTATATATGTATTGTATAAATTATATAGTTTATATTCAGACTTTATGAGCGATATTTTCGATTTTGATTCAATACATAAATCATGTCCCTTATAATTATTATCTAAAAAACTGGTTCCTTGTATCCAGGCAAAGCCTCCTCTTTTTGTATCCACTATTGTCTTGCAATACATATTATCATACACAAAAACAACACATATGACCGTTCTACTGTCATCATCCTCATTTATGTTCGGTATTTCTTTATAAGGATTTATAATTTCTTGTATTGTCGGATCTATTTTTTGTAGCTCCTGTAATGTTACTGTTGTCATTTAGTTTTTACACCCCCATGAGTCTTGCAAAAAATGGCAAGTACTTCATATCATCTATACTATAAAAGTGAACCTCATAGTCTTTACAGAATTTCTTATATGTACAATCCATTAATATTTCTGGACTAGTTTCTTCAATATCTAATTCAACGATATTGTCGTGCAACGAACCACCTTTCCATGTATAAAAATAAACACTACACAATTCATTACTATCTGGTACTAAAAAATATAGGAAGTTTTCTTTGTCATTTTTTATATTCACTAGTATAAATTTATTTCCTTGTGTTGAGATGGTTGACCCATGTGATATCTCATGAACTATTTCATTATTGTACGGTATTGTCTTTTTTATTAAATCCAGGAAATCTCCCATGTTGTTTATTATATAAAATTTTTGTGAAGTATTATAATAATCATAATGAAATTTATATGAATGAAGCAATACCTTTATTTTGCTTTTTTCTACTGGGGACCACAATTGAATTGTTGTATCATTTAGGGCTTCGAAACTACTGCCTTTCCATACAAAATAAGATTCACTTCCTGCATACTTAACCATTATATAAAAGTATATTAATTTACCATCATTGTCTTTTTCCACGTCGACTATGAATTCCGATTCCTTGTCTTCATTAATGTTCGGAATTGTTTTGTTTGGATTTGTTATAACTTGCATATGTGGTTATTGTTTGCCTTGGTATTTATAAGTTTTGGTTGTCATTCCAATATCACATTTAACACGCACAACATTTCCTCCCAGTTTTTCAACACATAAAATATAGTAAAATTACCATTCATGTTTGTTCGAAATTTGGTTATAGCACTTAATATAGAATGTCCAGTACTTGTCCACGCTGTTACAACCGAATTATGAAAAATATTATCAATTCGCATTCCTTTGAGCATATATCTATCATCATGAACCTTTATTACCATACCCAAATACCCAGAATACTCCGAATCAACATAAGTTAATATTATTTGTTTATTTATGTCTTCCTCAATGTCTGGAATTTTCGACATCGGATTTTTGAATCTATAAACATTACTAAGGCGCATTTTTTCTTCCGAACCTTTTAGAACCTTTAATATATTTTTCAATTCATAAAAATTCTCAAGTATATAAAATTCATAAGACATTCCATGTAATTTTTTCATGCAATCCAAGATACTGCCATGAAAAACTTTAATAGGCAATATGTTATTAGGAAAAAACGTAAATTCACCTTCGTTGTTTCTTTGTATTAATACAACGTCACTTAAGGTGGCTTCTTTCTTAACTGCAATCACAATTTTTTCTAAAGGTATTTCTGGAATGCCATTCTCCGGATTCTTAATATGTTTCAACATGCATCACCATGTGCGTTGTTTATTACTTTACGTATTTATAAGTTTTGGTGTTATTTTAAATCCATTATTATAATTACATCACTATATTAACGTTTTACGCCATTAAAATCAGTTTTATTTCCGGTAGTGGTTTTGATGTTAATAAAAAAAGATCGTGGGTTTTTGCATTGATTTCCACGCGATTTCGGGCTTTAGTATATAAATGAAATGCTGTATTTTAATGATGTCAGGTAATTTTTTAACATACCTCCTTAATGTTTTTTAGGAGCATTTTTCGATACTCAACTTTTATGTGTTTTAGAATTTCTGATATGTGTGTAGCATCAATATCTGTTTCATATATAACGGAGTATACACAATCGTAAATTTTTTCGTATAAATCATTACTGTAGTCACCATGGTGATAATATGTTCTAACACCATAATAGGAAATAATTGGCTCAATACCATTCTTTAGTTTTTCAACAATAATTTGTTGATAATCTGATTTAGATTCGGTTTTAATGTCCACTACCATTTCATTGCACAACTCATCAATGAGTCTATCTATTCTGTCGGCTTTTGCATTGGCTTCTCTGACACGCCTATCGTGATTCTCCTTTTTTCTTCTCTTAATTTCCTCCTTCAAAACATCACAGGATACTTGCTCCAGTGGAACATCTTCGATTACGATCTTCTTTTCTGTATTGTTATCATCTGTGCAAAACGGCCAAATTCTAAATTTCATGATATCACCTTAATGCCTTTATTACATTTTCATGGACTCTGTGATACTGTTTATCCAGCCACCTGCAATATGACCTGCTCGACGCCAAATCTTTTTCGAGCCTTTCATATTCATGGAAGAGTTTTGGGAGCATTGCGGTCATTTTGTCCGCGAAGTCCATAATGATTAAATTGCATTCGGTTCCGCTTGTTTTGGGGTCCCGAATCTTGGAATTTGTTTCCTCCAGGAGTTTTTTGATGTCATTTTTGGCGGTCATAAAAACCTCCTAATGCATTTTGTTATTAAGGGACTTTCTTTTAAATATACAACCATTACACATAGTTCTTAGCATGTCACTGAAATTTTCATTTTTTTCGGACAATACATCAATTTCTTCTTTTAGTTCTGTTATTTCTTTCATTAAGGCATATACTAGACTTTTATTACCATCATTAATTAAAAGAAGATGTTTATTGTGATTACCATCAACTTCCATAGTAATATCTATTCCACATTCTTTTGCACTAGCAATAAATGCTTTTGAGGTGCTTATGAATATTTCATCTTTTGTGGCCATAAATTTCACGTCCCACACCGATCACCACTCGACCAATTAGATTATTAGGAAGAATTTCATGTCCTATCCAAACCCCGTCAAGTGGTTTATCTGCTAGCCTAACCCTCCGGATAGTAGCAAATTCGCCACTTGTTTGTAAATGAAATACTTGATTAACCATCTTGTAAACCACAACCCATCCATCCTTTACCAGAAACCGGATAGATCCATACCCTTATCACCCGAATCGGCGTCTTTTCTTTTCTGTGTACTAGTGTCCGCCCGTGCTTTGTCTTCAAGTGTTTGTAGCCGTTTTTCTATACTGCCCAGACGATACAGTAGTTTGTCTATTGCTATTATCAAGTGGTTGTCTTTAACAGGAGTTTTTATCTCTGTTGTGATTGGTCCTATGTTCCACTCTTTCGCTATATTATGCGCATTCACGATCCACACTCCCCGAATTTCTATTAACTTTTGTGGATGCTCGATTGCCTCATGATAGACAGGGTCCCCAATGGATCCACACGCCTGTTGATTATGGCTCGTTTCCCAATAGTTGTATCTTCTGACGAGGGAATGGCGATTTCGTTCTCGTTTGGCTTGACCTCGTTCGGAATCTTTTTTATCAATTCCACACGAGACCATTGGTTATCACCCGAACACTTTTGCCAGAGTGACCAACAACCCGTTTCCGGCGCACTTAGCCTCTTTTCGATGTTGTCCAGGCGCTGTTCGATCGAATCCAGACGATCAGATTCAGACTTGACCAGTTCCAATGATGATGCCGGGAAAAACTGGTTTCGATCATGTCGAGAATATCCATGAATCTTGTCAGTGGATACGAGCATTTGATCAATCGTAAAACACTCACCGACGTACGTCTCAGCACCTTTTATCGTAGGCCCAATGATCCGGACCCTATGGCCTAAATCAAATTTCTTTTCTGCATTTGTCATTTCTGGCCACTTCCTTTTTCATCCCTCATCGAAAAGTTAGGAAACAAGGAAAATCTTGTCTCCTGCCTTCTCGGTGTTTTGGGGGCACATTATAAAACACTATGATTGTATTTAAGCTTTTTGGTTACCAGGTAGATTATTCCAAACGTTCAGTGACTTCTCCCAGGGCTAAAGCACCTGGGCTTCTACGGTTTTTATTCCGACAGATTGAAGCCCCAATCTGAGAATGTTGATTGCTGCATTGAGATCTCTGTCCATAGTCAAGCCACATTCCGGGCAGTTATGGATTCTTTCAGAGAGATCTTTTTTGACTATTAGACCACACCTAGAGCACATCTGGGATGTTTGCCTTGGATCGACCAGGACAACTTTCGAGCCAGCATATGCTGCTTTGCTCTCAGTTGCTTTTACTAGCGTATTCCAAGCTACATCTGATATGGATTTTGCCAGGCAATGGTTTTTGAGCATGTTTTGGATATTCAAATCCTCAAAAGCTATGAATCCAAACTGATCTACAAGTCGATGGCTGATCTGATGAGCGAAATCGGTTCTCCTATTGGATATCCTCTCGTGGACTCTCTCAACTACTTTGAGAGCCTTCTTCCTTTCCGGTGTTCCTTTCGGAGCTTTCGAGTGTTTTCTCTGGACTCTGGCAAGTTCCTTTTCTTCTTCGCGGAAGAACCTTGGATTAGCTATCTTCTCACCATTTGAGAGAGTCGCAAAACTCGCGAGTCCAACGTCTATGCCCACCACAGCGCCGTCTTTCCAGGGAGGAAGAGGAGTATCTTCAATTTCAACGGAGAAACACGCGAACCATTTACCGGTTGGCATTCTGCGAATAGTACATGTCTTAATCTTACCTTCAATCGGCCTATGGAGCTTGATCTTGATATCTCCAATCTTAGACAGATGCAATTTACCATCCTTGATTCCAAAACCAAGTTGCTTGTAGGTCAAACTATCGTATCTGCCATACCCCTTGAACCTTGGATATCCGGGGTCTTCTCCGTTCTTAACTCTTCGGAAAAACGCTTTGAATGCCAGATCCACTCTAACCTGGACGTTCTGGAGGACTTGAGAATAGACTTGCTTAAGTTCCGGTCTGTCGGATTTCCAAGTTACGAGGATGCTATTGGTCTCGTATAGGGAGATCGACTTGCCATCTGTTTCATACGCGTCCTTTCTCAACGCAAGTGTATCGTTATAGACCTGTCTGCAAAGCTCAAGGTTCTGGTCCAGGACCGATCTTTGAGACTTTGTGGGATAGATCCTATAGCGATACGATTTACGCATGATATTAAGTTACGTTGTTCTAATATATATAGTTATTTATGTAGCTTGGGATCGTACGGATTCATCCCACGACTAAAGATCGTGGGCTTTCTCCTACGTTCATCGTAAACGTATCGAAAATTTTCTTAACCCTATTGCAAAATTTTAGAAAAACCAATATACGTAGATTGTTTAATACGGTTATACGGTAAAAATTTTTACTATACTACTAAAGTTTTAAGCTCTTTATATTTTTTACTATAACTACTATATTACTATATTATCAATAACTACTAACTATATTTACTATATTACTACTATATTACTACTATATTACGTAAGTATATAAGTAAATATAAGTAAGTATAAGTATAAGTAAATGTAAGTAATAGATAGTGGTTTTTTAAAAAAACAGTATTAATATATTAATAATTTCTATAAATATATTAAATCAATGAAAACAGACAAAAACTATAAATACACGGATTTTAGTATACTATTAGAGAAAGTAAGTATACTACGGATGGAACATACATGATGACAAAAACTATCAAATTAAGTAATTTAACAAAAAGCAGGCTCGATAATATTAAAAATGATAAAACATATGATGAGGTCATAAGTTACCTGATTACTTTTATGGAAAATACAAAAGGAAATATATTTGAGGAACCAATTATAGTAAATAAATAAAACTTTTTGTGTTTTAACTTGACCGTAAACTATTTATTCTAAGAAGTACTATATGTAACTAGTAAAAAGTGAGGTGAAGTAATATGTCAATAGCACACATAGCAAACCGAACAGCAGCACCCGGTAGAGTATGGGTTGGAGGATGCAGAAAGGCACAGTTGATCGAAGTTGGTATTCCGAAAAAAGACATTATTTCTGATCATGATTGGGGAAATTGGGTATTTTCAATACCGAGGAACATGCTTCCTTTGCTTGAGAGGTGACATGACGTGAATGAAGATGACAAATTTGTTTTGAAATGTGTCGTTGGTACAATTGTTGGCATAGTACTGAATATAATAATATTATTGTTATAAGGAGGCTATCATGAAACAAACCAGGCTCGTGGAATTTCAGAGACCGGACTTCAGGTCGTTACCAAGGAAGGAACGTGAAATGATATATCAGACTGTTCGATCCAAGTTCGGACCAGACCACCCGATTTCCATATCGGAACTTGAATATGAATACGAGAGGAAAGCATGACAACTAATACTGACTCTATACTGTTTAGAATAGTCTATCTGATATTTATAATAGAAGTAGTATTGATATCATTTATTCTTATATCGTGTGCAATATTTTATTATTTTATTTAACGTTTTTATTTTCTTTGAGTTGTTTCCAGTGTTCTAATAATTCAGTTTCTAGTTTGGTATTTTCTATTTGATTTCTTTTTATAAATGTTTTTAATTCTTTACCAGATTCTATTACATAATATGACATTTGATAGCCTTGTGGCAATAAAACCTTATATTGTTTAACAATTACGTCTAACACTGTTTTGCCATAACCATACTCAGGAGACCAAATTACATTATATCCTCTTTTTATGTCACAATCTTTTGTTAGTATTACTCCACGTTGATCTTTTATTATGTAATTCATAATTAATATATCATTGTTACACATTTTTGATATTATTATCTTGCTGTTTATGTCACTTTCCAGAAGTGGTGGAATCTTATTTATGGGATCAGTAAATGTTTTCAAAGTAATGCCTCCTTTTACATAATCATATTGTGATTTTTTTGCCAATAGTCAATTAATTCCTTGCCAAGTTCTGTGTCGGTTAACTTCCATTTAGAAATAAAATCCTCTAGATCTTTCTTGGATTCTATTATTATATAGTAAACTACCATATTTGCTTCATGTATGGCTTTATACTCCTTGGTAATTAGGTCTAGTAATGTTTTACCAGTATTATAAAAATCTCCCCAAATCATAACATGATCAAAGTCTTCTATCCGGGCTCCTCGAAACCGTACGATATTGTCGTTGTATTTATGTTCGATAGCATAACTTATGTTTTTGGTTATAAGGTCTGAGGTTATTGATATTATTATTTTGTTGTGTATGTCGGATTCCAGAAAAGGCGGAATCTTATGTCGTAAGTCGCGGGCATCAAATAATTTCATGATATCGTATTTGGTAGTTGTTGTATTTATAAGTTTTGGTAACTAGAAAAAAATATGTGTTTTACTTAGTTCTCTTAGTCTTCTAATTTAGCGAACAGAAATTCTATTCTTGCACCTTCTGGGAGTTTGGTGGCTCCCTCAGCAAGTCTTGGCCCAATATATTGGACAACGATCATGCTATCACCTTTTTTTAGGCTAACATTGGTCCTGTTTGCATCAATCTTTCTTCCCAAAACGTTAGACACTACTGCTGCAGTATCTGCGTGTCCAATGCAACTTTCCAAAACGTCGATGTTCTTAACGGTTTCTGCGTCTGTTTTTGAGAACATCACGTTTACTGGCATGTCTTCAAGGGACAGCATATTTGCACTAAATGCATTTCCTATTTTCATCTTAGTTCACCTCAATTTTTAACAAGTACTAGTAGTACTTCTTAGTTTAAATAGTTTTTGGTTGTAAAGTTTATACCAAAAAACTTATATACTTTCAGGATAGTTTAGTATATGCCCCAAAACACAGGCAAAAGAAGCACAAGACAGCGTTTGCTGTTTTGTTTCTTTTGTTTGAGGCCAGAAAAACCAAATAGGAGATGTTTAAAGTGGAGTTGGATGATATAAAACTTGGCATGAAAGTGCTTGTAGTAAGAGACCGCGTGGATGAAGGTTGGACACCAATATTACCGGACATCGCTGATAAGTTTATCGGACAAGTAGGACGAGTAATTGGAATGTGGATCTATGATCAAGATGAAAATAATAAAGGACCTGCCATACGAGTAACTGTGAATAACGGATATGTTGACTATGCATTCCCACCGAGTTCATTGGAACCTTGTATACCAAAATTTGCCGAAATGAAAGTAGATGACGGTATTCTTTTCATGAACGGTATTTATCAAAAAGTTGGTGTCATAAAGCAAGTTGTATATGAAAAGAAAAACAACGAAACGACAAATTGCTTGTTATTTGTTGAGGTCGAAAGTGCTAATTCAACCACGTATGCAATAGTTCCAACGGATCACGTCATTAGCAAAGTTGAAAAAGATAGCAGCCTGCGGTGTAGTAGGTGTATATCGAACACATAAAGGAAACGATAACCCATAACTACTTAAAGCAACACATACAATATACATATCGTGAATAACACAAAAATATTGTACCAGGATTTGTTTTGCAGACGGACCTGGAAAGCAAGGACAGAAACAAGCAATAAGTGCGGGTTGTGTGGTAGTTCGATACCAGAATGCCGAAAAACGTGTAAGGATTGTGATAGATGGTTCCTTTGTATTAAGAATGGCGGGAAAGGGACTATATAAATCCTGCCACCAAAAGTTATAAATAGAATCAAGTACTAGTAGTACTTGGTAAAAGAGGTGATTTGAAGTGACTACACGAAAACAGGAAATGGTACATGCATTAAGAACCGCAAGAAAGAACAATGTAGTTTCATTAACGAAAGATAATGACTACATAATAATCGGATACAACGAAGAAATCAAGTTTGAAGCCGGTGAAAGAATAAGGGATTTCATAGAAAAGGGCTGGAATGAGGTGATATAAGTGGAAACATTAATTAATTTATTTGCGAAATCAATTGTTATCGGATTTATATTAACCATTATAATAATACTTATTGGAATGGTGGTGACCTGAATGCAAGATCTGGAAGATTTGGTAAGGATTAGGCCGTCTGATCGGGTAAAACTCCAGAACATTCTGGACTTCTGTGAACTAGAAGGGAGAGGTCCGCTTATTGGACTGGATGTTCTTAGAAGAATAGTTGGTGAGCCATTAGCTTATCCAAAGATTCTATTAAATGAGGATAACTTATTAGATTTTGGTCCTTGTAATTATTGTGGTCGTGGTGATATTATAGGTCATAATGAAAAAGATGCATCATGTAATAATTGTAATTTGGGGGAAATTGAGGTTAATAATATCAAACACGAACATGACTGGTGCAATATGGCACCAAATAATCACATGACATGTTCGATATGCGGAAAAGTATATAAGTAAAGATAGGAGGCAAAAATGTCAGCAAAAGAATTGATAGTTGGTAATGCTGTATTGATTAGTGCGGGGGCTATATTATATAGTATCATCGCACTAATAGCAAAGTATACAAATAGCAATAAGATCGATGTAACCTTGGATATATTGGTTATTGCCATTATTTCTGCTGCAACAATATTATGTGTTATATTTTTGGCAGCACTAGCTACTGTAATTGGTGAATGGGCAATAAGAAAATTTGGAGAATATAAAAATACCAAGAAATATACAAATAAATTTAAAGATCCCTAAATTTTTTACCAAAAACTATAAGTAATATAAACAATAACTAAGAATTAGGATGTGAAATAATTGACCGACGACTTAGAGAATGAATTGAATTATGTGAAAGAAATTGCAATATATGAATTGGCCTGTGAATTCAGAGCATCGGATTGTAAGTTGGTGATGAATTATGTTTAATATATTTGGATATGGGCCGAAATTAAATTTCTATGGAAAGTGTAAAGCTTGCGATAGTTTATTTAGTGTGTTGAGGGATCATCAAATATCACTTTCCGGTGAGTCTGCTATAAAAACAATAAGCATGGTGCTGGACGATGAAACTTTTCACCATCGGGAAAATGTAGTCGACGCTTTGATAGTATATAACAATAAAAAATATGCTGTTGAATTGCTAAGGCAAAAATGCCCAGAACAGTGGGAAATAGATATATTTTGTGGTGTAAAAGCGATGATAGTAGAAAAAGAAACAGCACAGGCTGGCAAATTTTCAGAGTACAAACTAGGTGTTCCGATGATTGTTTTGAGGATAAAATAATAATGGAGATGAAATGATTGTACGACAAAACAAGAATCCGTAAGTTGAAGTGAGGTGATCTAAGTGGAAACACTAATTAATTTATTTGCGAAAGCAATTGTTATAGGTTTTGTACTGGCGATTCCGATCACAATTATTTGGTATATTATACAATTGGTGATCTAAAAATGTCTAAATGTGTGGAATGTGTAGAAAAGAACTGTCCGGAATGTGTCCCAAAAGGATATAATGGATTGGTATTACCACCAGTAGAACGTATATACTATGGCCAGATATGGGTAATTTGGCACAGAACTGACGGACATGGAAACATAGGGATGGTGATATAAATGTCAGTAAAAGAATTATTAGTAGGAAGTGTTGTATTAGTTAGTGCTGGTGGTATAATATACAGTATCATTGCACTAATAGCAACATATACAAATAGCACCAAAATTGATGTAACCTTGGATATGTTGATTGTAGCTATAATTTCAATGGCAACAATAGCAGTTATTGCAGTGCTAGCAGCACTAGCTACTGTAATTGGTAGCGAGGTAATAAAAAAATACAGGGAATAAATATGCAATACGATAGTAAAACAAGAATCCGTAAGTTGAAGCTTGCGTTACTGCGGGAAGGCGGCGACAAGCGAATGGATGCAAGTGACAGAATATCATATCTACTACATGAATATTCTGATATAATGGTTCCGGAACCAGGCACTAGCAAAGAAGATGATCTACGGAGTATGTTAGAAGAATTAACGTATTATCCAGAGTTTATTGAGGAAATTCTAGATGAGGTATATGGTGACCAAAACTTATAAATATGTTAAACAAGACAATAAAGCAGTTGTAATTGAGGCAGGAGGAAAAACATGCAATTCAGTTTCTTAATAATCAAGAATGCCATGAACCAACATTTAGAAAAGATGTTGGCTAATGCCACTCATTTGTTTGTGGCAGATGTATCCAAAGACGAAATGTGGCAGACGTATCTGAACGCATTTCCGGAAGGCAGTAACCCGATCATGCGAACTAGAACAGAGCATGATTGTTCTTGTTGCAGACACTTTATGCGCGATTTTGGCAACGTTGTTAGCATAAAGGACGGCAAGGTAACCACCATCTGGGACTTCCCGACAAAACATCTCGGGAATTATGGCCCAGTTGTTAAGGCAATGTCGGACCTAATACATTCCAGGCCGGTCCGGGACATTTTCGTAACCGATGTCGCAAAAATCGGGACTGACAAGACTCCCGAGATGTTTGAAGACGGTGAGGTATATAACTGGCAGCATTTTTATTATGAACTGCCAAATGGCTTTGTAATGCCTACTAAGCGGTCGACCAAGGATACCATA